AATAAGTCATCATATTGTTGTTTAAAGTTAGGGCTTGATAAATAACCTTGTATATTATCTGGATTAGCAACTTTGTTAAAATCTTCTCTGAAAGCTGTCCTTAAATCATATGCAATTTTTGAAGGATCTGTCCATTTAGAAGAGTAAACACTATTTGTTAATATTTTCATTAAGCCTTGATATTCTCTCGGTGTAATTTGAGAATCAATATCTTGTAGTTTATTAATTAAGATCATCAAATCATCATCAAACCCAGATCCTCTCATTTTAGTTGCAAGAAATTCTGCTGATACTTGACCATAAGCAGGTTCCTGTTTGCCTAAAATATTTTTAGGTAATGTTTCTTGCATTCTTGTCATAAACTGTTTTGCAACTTTTGTTACAGATGCAGTTGGAATAAATCTTGGGTTGTTCATTCCATCAATAATTGTATCTAGCATTTTAAATTGTCTACCGATTGTAGCTTGGTAATCTAAAAAGTTTTTCTGCATTGCTGGAAGCATTTGATACTGAAGCATTCCTACTTGTTCTAAAGGTGCTTTTGAAACCACTTCATCTAAAAAATTTTCAAATAATTCTTTTTCAACTTTTGTTCTTTGTCTCTTTGCAAAAATGTTAGCAAATGGAAATACACCGAATACTTTTTCAAAACCTTGTACAATTTTACCCCCAAACTTTTCTGTTTGAGCAACTGTCGATGCACTTAATTCTATATTTCTTTTTGCTGCGGCTTCAGCTAATTCTTTAGATTCTTTACCTAAACCTAAAATACCTTTAGTACCCCTTAACGTAGCGCCAAGTATTGGAGCTAAGGATGAACCAGCTAAGTTAAAAAATAAAGCATTACGCATAGCTTCAACAGAATGAACTAAAACTTGTTGAGAATAAGGTAATTTTTTAATATCATTTTCAGATACATTTCCTAAATCATTAAAAGCAGCAGTTTTAAAATCAGTTGCTAAGTTAGCAGCGTCATATAATAAAGATCCTGCACCTGCTCCAGCACTACCTGCTAATTGAGACTTAGCTTCAGTTAATAATAATTGTGAAGGAGCCTTTGATGCTGTTCTAAACCCATCAAAAAATCTAGCAAAAGGTCTAGCCACGTTTCCTAATAATTTAAATCTTCTTACATAAGGTAATTTGTTTAACATTTTTTCATATTTATCAAAGTTCATTGCCGAAGCTCTTAACTTATCAGCCCCATATGAAGCCGATGGATCTCTAGCAAATGCACTTACAATCTTATTCATGTCTTTTAGGTAAACTGCACCACTACCTGTTACATCTCCTACTAATTCTAGATCAGATCTTTCTACCCCTTCATCAGTAAAAGGTATCTTTCCTTTAGTTGCCGTCTTAAAAGGATCTGCTTTAAGTTCTTTTTCTTTGGCTATTAAAGTTGCACCTATATCTCTTTCTTTCGTAACTTCTGCAACATTTTTATAACCTTTAAGTTTCCCTTGTTGAAAAGCTAAATCAACAGCAGCTACTTGTTGTTCATTAAGTGCGGACGGATCAAATGTTTTGTTATCTAACCTTGTTTGAAGTTCTTGTAGTGTAGCCATTACTCAATGCTCGCAAGTTGGTTTTCTTGATCTTTCATGACATTATACATTAACAACTCTTGGTTTTTTTTAGCATTCATAGCTTGAACCAATGGAATATTTGTAAATGTTTCTATGTAATCTCTGTTACCCCCTGCGAAATTATAAGCTTTAGCAATTCCTCGGAATTGTTTTTCTAAGTTTTTTGCAAGGTTTCTGTAGGCCGATCTTACTTCATCTTCCCCAGTAGTTAAACCTAAAATTTGTGTTCTTTGAGCAGCGTCTTCAACGTCAGCTCTTGTAAGTCTATCCTCTGATTTGTTTGCATTCGCAAGTACATATTTCATTCTTGTTTCAATTAACCTTGCTTTAGTTAAGTTATCTAACACACCATCTGTTCTTTTAGCATTTTTTAAAAGACCACCAATTTCATCTTCATACATTTTAGTAACTTCTGAGGTTTCTTTTCTTTGTTCTTCAGTTGCAGGAATAATATTACCTTGCTCATCTACGATATCTTCAGCAAAAGAATTTATAATTTTTCTATCTATTTTACTTTTATCTAAATTTAAATCTCCACCAAAAAAACCAAATATATCATTTGCAACAGATGAAATTTTTTCTAAACCTATTTGTGTTCTACCTGTTAAACCAAACGTACCGTCAGGCATTGAAAGAACTTCCTGTGCATAATCATAACCTTGAGAAATACTGTTTAATTGGTTTCTATATTTAGCCAATCTCGCAGGTTGTTTTTTAACTTCTGTGTATTTAGTGTATTTCATTGGTACTACTTGTGTTCCTGAACCATCGGGAGTTGGTACAAACATCACATCTACCCCTGTATCTTTTTCAATACCAATATCTATTACTTTTCCACCTAAAGGATCTTTTGGATCTTCTATCAAAACTGTTCTTCTAGTTTTATCTGCTTTCAAAATACCCGCACCTTTTTGTTTTTCTTTTGCCTTCATAAACGCAACTGCTAAATTATTTCTTCTATCTTTTTCTTTACTAAATAATGCTAAAGCTGTATCAGCTACACCTGATCCCGCTTGGCCTGCAACATCTAAAAATCCTCTTACACCAGATTGAGCTGTTTTACCCGACATCAATCCGGTTGCAAATTTGAACAAAAGTAAATTACTTGTTTGATCGTTACCACCTGTTAACTCTGTAATTCTGTCATAGAATCTATTAAATTCATCTGCTTCTGGGCTGTTAGCCATTTTGTTTTTAATTCTTTTACCTTTTTCAGCTTGGTCTTCTTGTCTTTCCGCAGCATCTTGTATTTCTTCTAAATCCATTCCTGTTGTTCCAGGTGCTTGTGGTTGTTGTGAATCATCAACTCTTTTTGCTCCTCCTGTTACTCTAGGGTCAAATGTAAATGAATCTGCTATTTGATCAATCGTTGCTGTAGGCGTAGTACCTTGAGCTTCTTCGTTTTTGTAAGCTTCATCTAATTTTTGTTGTGCAATTTTTTTGTAATCAGGAGATCCAATAATAACTTGTTTGCCATCAATAATTGTTGGTTTACCCATGTTTATTTTGTCTGCTGTTACAATATCTAAAACATTTTTTACAGTAAATTGAATTGGTTCACCTAATACTTTTTCTTCTGCAGGAGCTTTATCCCCTAAAACAATCCCTGTACCTATGCCTCCAAGACCTACAGCTGTAGTCCCTTTTGGTATTCTTTTTGTAAATTCTTTACCTGTTGCTTGCATTGCAGATGATGTTGCAGGAAATTTAGATTTTAAAGTTCTTTGTGCACCTGTTAATCTTAAACCTCTTGAAGCTAATGGTGTACCTAATGCTAGTTGTCCAATACCAGATGCTATTTGTCCGATATCTCCCTCCTTAGCTCCTGTCATAACATCTCCGACACCTTCACCACCAAGTAATAAACCTGTACCAAGTTCAGTTGAGCCTGTAGCTCCTGGAAACTTTTTGGCTCCTCTTGCCATTAGTCCTTGCAATCCTGTACCTGAAGTCCCAGACCCCAATCCAGCACCTTGAGAACCAAGTGCTCTTTGATAACCCATAGGCACACCTTGAGCTGCTCTCGCTGCTCTTATTCCTTTAAGCGTACGATAGCCTGCTAATGCGCCTCGACCTAACATTCCTAAAACTCCTAAAGCTGGTAAAGGCATTAATTAAACCCTCCTATTTGCCATATTGTAGGCAGCATAAGCACCAATACCAGTACCTGCTGCTTGAGCAAATGGATTAGTTCCTGGTGCCGTGGTTGCTGTTACGGCTGATTGTGATGTTGGTAAGTTAGTCATAATGCCTTTTAAAAATTCTAATCTTTGATAAGGTTCATATTCTCTTGCCATAGTTGTTGCTCTTTGTGCATCTAAAGCTTGTTGTCCTAATTGTCTTTGAACTCCACCTGCTTGTAATAAACTTGCAATGTCGGCTTGCTGCATTGCTTGTTGTTGACCACCCAAAGCACCAAATAATTGACCAGCTTGCATTTGTGCACCTGTTTGAAATTGTTGTTGTCCTTGAGCAGCACCTAAAGCTTGACCAAAACCTTGTGCCATTGATTGACCAATGTTTGCTTGAGTTGCTCTTTGTAATTCTGCTCTTTGAATACCTTCTCTTGCTCCACCAAAAGCACCTGCTCCTATCGCATTAGCAGATAATTGATTCTGTGCCATTTGACCTTGTCTTGCAATTTCGTCGGTTACATAATTTTGATAAGGATTTAAAAATTGACTTATGTTAGGTGCCGCCATCGCAGATTGTTGTCCACCTAAAACTGAACCAATTCCTGCGGTAGTTGTTGGTGCTCCAATACCTGTCGTTCCTGCTTGGGTAAATCCTGTTTGTTCTAAACCACTAGGTCCCGCAACTTGAAATGCAGGTATACCTACAGGTGAAGATGCTAGTTTAGCGGCTTGATCGTAGAGTGCGAGTTTTCGGCTTTCTACTTCTGGTGCTTCCCTAGCTATTGATACTTGTGTTCCTGAAGTGGAGCCGCCTCCGCCGCCACCACCTCCGCCTCCGAAGATGAAACTCATATTATTTTAACTCCTTTGTATATAAATATCTTTTTACTTGCCATTCCTTTGTCCCTAAAAATTTTTTCCAACCCGGTCTTGCATGAACTGCTATCTTCTTGCAACCTTCCGATCTCGCTAAATCCTCTATTGTTTCTGCAGCCTCGTCTTGCCATAATTGTCTTTTTTCTCCTTTTAACAATATTACTTCACATTGTTTGTAGTTTGGTAAAACCATTATTCTAGTAACAAATACACCAAACACTTTGTATTTCTCACCATCATCAGAGCCAAACATTATAAATAATTGGTAAGCTCCTTGTTTAATTCCTTCTCGAAGATCTTTAATACTCATGGGATCACCATCATATTTTAAACCTTCTCGTAACATAAACTCTACAAGCGACCAGTACTCGTCTAGTTTTTTTGTTTCGATGTATAAAACACCGACTTCTTTTTTAATTTGCTTTTTTTCTGGACGCATCTAACAAATCAAAAATTCTTTTAAACTTTGCCTGTTGGTCATAAAAAAATGCAGCTCCTTTTTTTCGCATGTCTTTATAACTTTTAGGGTTGCCACCTTCCATGATACCTGCACCTAATATAGCATCTGCTCTTGATACGAACTCGCCATCAGCTAATTGTGCTAGCATCGTGTCTTCGTCTTTATCTCCTGCACCTGCTCCGTCTTCAACGTACCCTGAAGCTCTTATATAGTTATTAGTATCTTGTTCATTGTGATCAATTTTAGATGGTAAATAATTTATACCACCTTCGTTAAACTTTTTAACTTCAGCAATACCGCCTTCGCTAAAAGTATATAGCGAATTATCTTTTTGATAAGAATAAGGTGATATACCCGCAGCCTCTCCTTCGTAATCGTATGTTTCTAAAATATTTGCTAATTGTTTATCTGCTTTTTCTTTTGCAGCTTTATAATCTTCAGGTCTTGTACCTTCAGGCATTTCTGTTGGTTCATCTTCACCTAATAAACTTGCTGCTCCTAAAGTTAAACCTAATTTTTCACCTGTGCCTAATCCTAAGAAACCTTTACCGCCTTCACCTGTAACAGAATTTGCGCTTGTTCCAATTAATCCTTTAATTCCTTCCATCGCATTTCCTGGGATTGATGCCATCTGTTGACCAACAGAGAGTTCATTAGCTCCTAATTTTGCCATATCTGCTGCAGAAGGTTGTCCCAAATAATTTCCACTAGCAAACATACTTGGCATTGAACCTGCTTTACCAAAGGCTTGCATACCAGGTACTCCTGCCATACCGCCTAATTGTCCAATACCACCTGCGATAGCGGCATCTCTCAATGATCGTTTAGTTGATTTACCTCTTAGCTTTTGTATGCCAAAGGTTGCTAATGCTATAGTAAATGGATCCATAATATTTTAACTAGTTATTATGGTATTTTATCTTATATATGACTATTCTTCAACATCAGTCGATTTTATAGAATTCGTCCTTAACTTTACCTGTATACTTATACTCTCCTATATGGCTTATTTCTTCGTCGCATAAAGCAAATATCTTACCATTAATAGCTCTCCAAAGTTGACAGAAATAAAAGTCTTCTCCCATATAAGTTTTCTTAGATGGACTCCAATATGTGTCAAAAAAATTATAATAGTTTGGTCTATCTACAAGTTCACCATTCATTAAAGTTTTTTGTTTAATAACAAGCTCTTTGTAATGTTCTTTTAACTTTTTAAATACTGATCTTTTTATCATCATCATACCTGTAGGTCCTTTTATAACTTCAATGTAGCCATCTACAGGTCTTATGTCTTTTGTATCTGGTAACTCAATTGGAAACAAATGTCCCATAGTATTAATGTCATCATCAGGTCTTGTTTCAAAATCTTGTCTAAACTTAGCATCTGTTTTTTGTTTAATGGGATATGGTATTAACGATACTTCATGTGGTGATTTAATTAATCTCATTACAGATCTTGTTGTAAATTCTACATCGGAATCAATAAATAACATATGTTCTGCATCAGAATTCATAAAAGCTGAAGCACATAAATTTCTACCTTGCGTAACAAGAGATGATTTCATCAATTGAAAAGTTATTTTTATTTTATTTAAAATACATTCTTTTTGTAAATCTAAACAAGCTTTCATGTAATGTATTGATACATCAGAGTGTACAGGCGTACATATCATAATATGATTTTTATTTGTCTCTTCTGACACTAATTGCTCCTTGTAAAAAATTCTGCCAATGTCTTCCTATATTTTTCCAATTATAAAATCTTTTATAATATTCTTGTTGAAATTTGAGGCCGTTTTCTAAATTTACTTTTTCTAACATTTTTTTTGTTTGTAATATAGTGCCCGCTAATTGGGCTGTAAGTTTAGCTTTGTTTTGCGTAAATGGTATGTATATTGGAAACTCACAACATGTTTCAGGTAATGCACCTAAATCTGTTGTGATCAAAACTTGTCCTGCTGCTAAAGACTCCATAGCAGAAATACAAAATGTTTCTTCCCAAATACTTGGAAAACAATTAACATCATAGTCTTTAAGTTTTCCTACTAAAGTTTTGTGGTCGCAATAACCCATATAGTTAACATTTGGAAGTTCTTTTGCTTTTTCGTATAAGTCTTGATATTTATTATCGTTGGCTTCTTCGAATTGTTTACCATAAATAATTGTGCTTGAATAAACATCTAGTGTAATATCGGGATCTTTTATTGACTCCATAGCTGGAAGAACAATTTCTAATCCTCTCCAAGGTGTTGAAATATAACACATTCTCATTTTTGTTTTTGGTGTAAAATCTGTTTTAAGTTGTAGCTCATCGTAGTCTATTCCGTTTTTAATTACCGTGCACCTGTCTTCTGGTATTTTAAAAAAATATCTATATTTTTCGTAACTCCAATGTGAGTTAAAAACATACCAATCATATTTTGAATGGTTGTCTTTGTTTTGAAACCAAGGAGCTAAATTAGGTTGATCGTATGAATTTTTTAACCATAGAATATTAGATTTCATTGGATCTATTGGATCCTTTTCTGGTATTGAAGTAGTTATTTGTACAGAATTAAGAACACCTAGATCAACGTGTTTCTTAAGATATGCTAATTGTATTTCTGTACCGCCTGCTGGTTGCATTATGTTTTGGTTTTACCAAAAACTTGAAGAGATGCAACTGTTATTTTTTGATTGATTTGTAGATCATCCTCAGTAGTATCAGTGTTGGAATCAGCAACATCAGAATCAAAATCAGTTTTGCTAGCATAAATTTTGCCTGTTCTTTTGTTTTTTACTTCTTCCTCTGCTTTTGCAGGAATTACTGGTATTTCTTTACCGTCTACAATAATTGTTTTTTGTTTTTCGCTCATTAACGTCCTTGTCGGTTATATTTCTTATAACACCTTTTCTTACTTTTGTTAAGAGTCTTTGTGTGACGCCGAGGCCTTTTTCTAGGTTTTGGTCTCGGAGTGAAGTTTACAAATTTTTGTTTAGCCATTTTCCTGTGATCTATCTATTTGAGCGTAAGTTATAGCACCTTGTATTTTGTTACTTCCTGTAGCTGCTTGAACCGTTACTGCATCACCAGCTTCTAAATTTAAACCTTGTGGTGTTGCGTTTACTTGTGTTTTAGCAGCAACATCGTCTCTAAAAAATTCATATTCAGCACTTGAATCAGAAGAATCTACTAGATTCATATTAACTAAAATAGCTGATGCGCTATCATTATTAGCACAATAAATACTTTTTATTATTATTGTAGCATTCGTAGGACAAGTAAGTGCTGTAGTTTTACTTGTATCAGTTTGTTTGAATCCTTGATTTTTATATCTTATAGTCATGATAAAAAGTAATTAAAAGTTTCTGCCTCATTTTGTTTTTCTCTTTGATAAGTTGTGTTCAATTGATTTTGTAATTGCTCTAATGCTAGATTGATTTGCCTAAAAGATTCTGAAGTATACTCTCTAGGCGGCTCAGGTAAAAATACAGATACTTTAGCCATTAACGTCTACCATCAGGTTGTATATCAAATCTAAATTGTCCAAATCTCCAACTTTCGTTTAATCCATCGTTTTCAATTTTTACTGCGGCTAATCTTGCTCTTGCTCTAGTGTCTACCTTATCTGTCGTTGAAGAAATTGTAAATGGCCCTAATGGAGAACCTGATTGTGTATTTGCTGGATAATCTCTTAATTCTAAAGTTACTTTGGCATTTCCATTTATATATTTAAAATCAGGAATAAACCTTCTTACTTTAATAAAAAACTCACCGTCGCCTTGTGCATCCAAATCAAAATCTCCAGATATAATAAAAGCAGGTATAATATTAGTTGTACCATTAGCTAGAACCTCATTAGTTCCTACCTCATGATTAAACACTTGCGAAGAGCCGTTAGAAACACCGTTTATAGTAGGTGAAGTTGGAGCTACATTATCTGCAAATTCTGTGGCTATTGGCTCACTAAATACTTTTGTATCGGTATAAGAAGTTCTTGCTAAAGTGCTAGTATACCAAGTTCCTTCAGCATAATTATAAGCTACTAATCTATTAATTACATTTGAGTTTTTCGCTACATAGAACCAATATATTTCAGAAAATAAACTGTTTTGTGAGGCATAAGTTAATTCACTACCAGACGCAAAGTTAAAACCAGGTGCTCCATCATTTGTTTGAAATACAAAATCTTCAACAAGTGAAGGTAATACTTTCACAGTACCATCAAACATAAAAAAACCTCCTGAGTTGCCTATCCAATAAACTGCACCGTTTGCATAAACAATTGAATGTTGGCCGACACAACCACAGTTTGAACCTACTTGTCTAATACTAAATGTAAAAGGAGGTCCAACAAATTGTAAAAGGTAAGCTGAAGTATCTGTTAAAATAAGAATATAATCTTTTGCTTTAGCAGCACCTATTATTTTTGTACCACTATCTATTCTAAAAGATCCTGCAGTGTTAGTTGAGGTTGCAGTATAATCAGTCAAAGATTCTTGATCTGAAAATCTTATGAACATTTTATCTTGTGTTCCTGTTGTCCCGATGGTTGTTTCAGTACCTAATATTATTAAATGTCTGTCTCTTTCAGATACAATACTCATTATTGATTTTGTAGGAGCTCCAGATAATATAGTAGCTCTTGTAGTTATACCCGTGCCGTTTGGGTTTGGATCCCAAGAAAAAGTTGATCCATTTTTTATTGTTGCAATTAAAAGTTCTCCATAGTTATCTAAAGACCAGCTGGCTGGATCTAAAACTGCATTAGATGAAGATCTTGGTGTATTCCATGTAGAGTTACCCCATAAGGATGTACCCCAACCATAACCAAAAGATTGAAGAAGTGGTCCTATTTTATAATAAGGTTTACTATCTAATGTACCGTTATTTGTTGTACCCGAACCAGATTCATTTGAAGCCATTTGAATTGTAAATGTAGTTGCAGTAGGAGCAAGTTGTACCTCGAATTTTATATTATCAAAATCTCCAGAGACATATCCTGTTTGTGCAGCATTAAAAGATCCAGCATTAGCAAAAGTTAAAAGATCTCCAGGTTCAAGTAGATGAGGAGATGTAGTAGTGATTGTTACAACATTAGATCCACTAGTAGTTGTTATGTTAGATCCTGTACGGACTAAAGATGTATCTAGAGGTGTTATGTCATAAAAATCATCACCGTTATAAATATATAAAATTTTATTTGTACCTATTGCTAAAAATCTTCGACCATCTAAATCAGACCAACTATGTAGTTCTCTTGCTGCACCAACTAATTTAGAATCTTTTATTTCTTGCCAACCACCAATTTTTTCAGGCATTCCATATCTAAAACGCACAAAGTCACCGTCCACCCATTGATTTTCAGCACCGGTTGCAGTGATCTGTTTATTAAAACCAGGACTAAATTGTACTTTTGTTAAAGGCATGGGGTATTATAACATAGTCAAAATATCTTATAAAGGATGCAGTAATGTGATGTGGTGGTACTACTGCACCCATTATAGGATATTATTTTTAAACCAATTAGGAAGACCTAAATGAGGACGCCTGTCAAACATATTATCTCTAGCTCCTGGGGTTTTACGATTATTATAATGTAAAAAAACTTGAATACATTCCTTACCCTTAAATTTATTTCGCCAATGTTCAAGATCACAACCAGAGTAGACTAGCATATCTCCTTGTTTAAGATCTACTTTAATTCCTTTTTTACCTCTATCTCCTGAAGGCTCTAAATATATTGGCCAATCATCACCAGCAAGATTCATAGTTGTAGATATTTCACAACTGAATCTATCTTTATGTCTTTTTAATTCATCACCTTTTTTATAAATTCTTGCATAAGTATAAGCAGGATATAGTTTTAATCCTGTTACTTTTTCCATTTCTGGTTGGCATTTTAACATTAAAGTCTCCATAGCTATATTAGAATAATGACAATATGTATTTGGTATTTGTTCATTGTTTCCTTCATAATGTCCAATAATAGTTTCAAAAGGTGAAAAATATCCCTGTGCTTTACAAGTATCATAAACTTGTTTTTGCATTAAAAAATAATTAGCAATAAAACTAGCTAAGTCTTTTGAAATGGCTTGACGAATAACTGTATATTTTTTATTTTTAAACATCCCTAGCCATTTCTTTTGGCACTGCTTGTATGTTCCAATGTATAAATCTAAATGGTTCTACTCCAAAATCTACTGCAAACTCGTGTTCTAAAAATCCTGGAAATATAATTAATGTACCTGGTTTAACTTTGTAACGAATAATTTCTGTTCCATTTCTTATACCTTTGATATCTGCTTTCATTTTTAATTTTGTACTTCTCGCACCAGTCCTTGGTTCGTGAAACACAGGGTAAGAAGTTTTTTCGCTTGCTTTTAAAAAATAAAAACCTGAAACATGTTGATTCCAATGTATATGCGCTGAGTGATGACCACCACCATTTTTAGCAAATTCTTCAACCCACATTTCACTTAATAAAGTTT